ATAAGAGTGAAGATGTTCAGCGCAGATACCAGCTAGCCATTATTGCGAGAACAGACTTCTACGCAGAGGAAATCATTGCAATTTCAGATGATGGCTCGAAAGACACATACCTTGATGCCGATGGCAACGAGAGAACAGATAACGAAGTAGTTGCGCGTGCAAAGCTGCGTATTGATGCGCGTAAATGGTTTGTTAGCAAGATGAACCCGAAGAAGTACGGCGACAAACTGGAATTGTCTGGTGATCCAACTTCACCGCTTGTTGTAGTCAAGGATTTTAGCGGTACGAAGTAATACCACTTAGCCGAAAAGTAGCCTAAAAACGGTGTTTTAACCGAATAGCGATAGAACCAGCAAGGAAATATGGCACAAAACAACGCATCTTACGAAATACGCATGAAGCCACAGGGCGCAGTCCTTGACGCTTACATGCTGAGTCGTAAGCGCGTTAGTTTCATCATGGGTCCATTGGGTTCAGGCAAGACATACCAAAGCTGCCAAAAGATTTTGAAGCTCATGATTGAGCAAAAGCCGACTGAATTAGGCATTCGCAAGTCACGTTGGTATGCGATTCGTAATTCCTACCCTGATTTGATGACCACGACGATTAAAGACTGGCTGGACTTGTTTGGCGATTTAGGCGTTTTCAAGGGTGGTGGATCAGAACCGCCAACGCATAGGCTTAATTTTAGGCTTGAGGACGGTACTAAAGTTGAATCGGAAGTCGTTTTCTTGGCGTTAGATCGTGAAGATAGCGTAAAGAAATTGCGCGGCGCCCAAGTTACAGGCTTTTGGCTGAATGAGGTCAAGGAGTTGAAGAAGGGCATCATCGACATGGCTGATTTACGTCATGGACGATACCCAAGCGCAATGGAAGGTGGTTGCACTTGGCACGGCATGATAGGCGATACGAATGCACCTGAACATGGACATTGGTACTACAACTTAGCAGAGAACGACAAGCCCGATGGTTGGGATTTCTTCAAACAGCCAGGCGGCGTATTGCGGTTAGGGACAAAGCAGGACGGTAAAGTTAATTGGGTTCCGAATCAATCGGCAGAGAACATTAACAATCTGCCCGAGGGCTACTACAGTCGCGGCATGGCGGGTAAGTCAGACGAATGGATTGCGACGAACTTAGCCAATGAGTACGGTTCATTTGTCGATGGTGCTTACTACTCCGTTCAGATGGCAGATTTACGCAGAAGAAATGCTATTGGTGAAGTTGCCTATGACCGAGGTTTGCCGGTGAATACCTTTTGGGACTTAGGGCGTAATGATGCAATGGCGATATGGTTTCACCAGCGCCACGGGTCACAGAATAGGCTTATCGACTACTTTGAAGGCACCAATGCAGGCTTTGACGTGTACGCCAAGATGATGAAAGACAAAGGCTACTTATACGGCGTGCATTACATGCCGCATGACGCAGCAGTCAGAGACTTGGGACCAGGCTCACTAAGCCGCACAGAACATGCCGAGAACTTAGGCATTAAGCCGATTGTGGTGGTTAAACGTCCTCGTAACATTGAAGAAGTCTTAGATGCAATCGAATCAACGCGCAGATTTCTAAGTACATGCGTGATCGATGAAACGATGTGCAGGCAGGGAATCATCAACCTAGACAACTACCGCAGAGAGTTTAACGAGACGCTAGGCATATTTAAATCACAGCCATTGCATGACAAGCATAGCAACGGGGCCGATGCACTAAGAACAGGCGCAACAGGCTTTGCAGTCGCGCAGATGGTACGCGAAACAGATTTATATCCAGAGCATGTGGGGTAACGATATGGCAGATACAACTACAACAGAAAAAAGCTGGGCTGAGTTAGTCAATGAAATTGAGGGCGACAAGATGCGCGAGAAGCCGATTGCTTATGAGTTCAATGGTGGACGCAAGATATTTAAGAGCCGCGAACAGTTTGGCGGCGTTTATGCGGAGTCAGAAGAATGACAACAGTTGATACAAGCACGTTACGAGACAACTTACTAGATGCGCTTGATCGTGCATATCCTGCTTTCAATGGTCATTGGCGCATTGAGATTGATCCGTTTGGCGGTGTTATCCACGTCACGAATAGGCTTCTTTCTGGCAAATGGGGCTTTGTGATGCATCTAAACAAAGTCGATGCAGAAGGCAAAAAGATTGTGCGTAACGCAGGCGAACTGCTAGAGCGTTTCCGTGTATCGCGCAATCCAAACGCAGACATTTACTCAATTTTGAGCATGGAACGCGACAAGCGCGGCGAACTTTTGGTAGATAAATCATGATGATAGAGAACGAACAAATCGACACAGCAGCGGCAGAACATGAAGATTCGATGAATAGCTGGCTCATGTCTGCGCGCGATGCGTATGAATCATCATCGACTTGGTTTGATGCAAGCGTAAGGCGCACGACTGAAAAGGCGATGGCGCACTTCTCAAACCGTCATGCACCAGGCTCAAAGTATTACTCTGATTCGTATAAGTACCGCGCCAAAGGCTTTAGACCAAAGACACGCGCAACGATTCGACGCAATGAAGCAGCGGCGGCAATTGCATTCTTTAGTACGCAAGACATGGTGGCAATCACACCAGAAAATCAGGCAGATGATGCGCAAGTCGTTTCTGCGGCGGTGCTTAGTGAGTTGCTCAATTATCGATTAACGGACTCTATTCCTTGGTTTCAAGTGGCAATCGGCGCATACCAAAGCGCTATGAATGTCGGGGTGGTCATATCGCATCAAGGGTGGGATTTTGAAGAAGAAGAACAAGAGTTCCCAAGTCTCGATGATGTCGGCAATCAAATCGAGGATGGAGAAGGCAATCCAATCACTCAGACGATGCGTAGAACGATCACAGATAAGCCGCGCATTGATCTAGTCGCAATCGAAAACTTCCGTATTTCACCGGCAGCGGATTGGACTGATCCAGTCGGGACAAGTCCATTCACTATCGAACTGATCCCAATTTTCATTGGCGACGTTAAAGAAAAGATGGCAAGCGGTGTATGGAAACAGTACGAAGAAGGCGCAATACAAGGTGCGGCACAGAATCAATACGACTCAATCCGTGCAGCGCGAGACGGGCAAAAGCGCGTAGATGGTGTTGATGTAACGTATGCCACTAGCGACTTTGATACGGTCTTTGTACACAGAAATATCATTCGCAAGAATGGTCAAGACATGATCTTTTACACGCTTGGCACGCATTTGATGTTGACTGAGCCAAAGCCATTACAAGAAGAATATGCGCACTTAAAGCGTGGCGAACGTCCGTATGTCATGGGTAGCTGCATCATCGAAGCGCACAAGACCTATCCAGCTGGATCGAATGAGCTTTTATTCGGCCTGCAAGAGAACGCTAATGAGATCAGCAACCAGCGACAAGACAATGTAAGCCTTGTGATGAATAAGCGTTACTTCGCTAAGCGCACAGCTAATGTCGATTTCAAATCATTGACGCGCAATGTCCCGGGATCAGTAACACTCGTTGACGATATTCAAACCGATATTCGTTGGGACTCACCGCCAGACGTAACGGGCTCAAGTTATCAAGAGCAAGACCGTGTATCGCTAGACTTTGATGAATTGGCTGGCACGTTCTCGCCTGGTTCAGTTCAAAGCAACAGACAGACAGGCGACACAGTTGGCGGCATGAATTTAATGTCGGCCGATGCCAATACCTTGACCGAGTATCAATTACGGGTTTTCTCTGAGACGTGGGCAGAGCCAGTATTGAAGCAACTTGTACGAATGGAACAGGCTTACGAAACCGACGAAATCATCATGGCGATCGCGGGTGAGCGTAGCAAGATGATGCAGAAATTCGGTATCGACAAGATCACCGATGAAATGATTCAAGGCACTGTCAATGTGAACGTCAATATCGGCTTTGGTGCGACTAATCCGCAGAAACGAATCGAGAAGTTGACGATGGGCCTGAATACCATTGCAGGCTTTGCGCCTAATCTCATTCAACAGATGGACACAAAGGAAGTCGTCGCTGAAATATTCGGGGCTTTAGGCTGGAAATCAGCAGATAGATTCTTTCCGTCCTTGGGCGAAGATAAGCAGCAGGACCCACAAATGCAAGCGATGCAGCAGCAGATTCAGCAGTTGCAACAGGTATTACAGACTCAGCAAGTCCAGTGGAACGCACGCAAAGAAATCGCAGCGATGAACAATCAAACGAAAGAACAGATTGTCGCGTCTCAATTGCAAGTCAGAAGCGAAGATGACAACGCTGATCGAGAGTTTGCACGGTGGGCGAAAGAGATTGATGCGCAGTTGGCAGCCGCAGGATTATCAGCAGAGGAGCGCGTTTCACTCAACAACGCCAAAGTTACATTAAGTGGGATTAGTATGAAGCTCAACGCACAACAGCGCCTAGCAGCAGCGAATGGAAAGGGTCCACAGT